TAATTGTTGAAAAATTGTCCATTAATAATATGTCACCAATAGCTAAATTATGCGCACCAGAAAATGTTATTGTTACAGTTGGTGATCCGTTGGTCGTGGTGAATGCATTTGAAAGTGTGGTTGTTGTTTCAATAGGATGTATATCGTAAAATATACCTCCAGAAAAAGCATACAATATTCTATTGGTTCCTATAATTGCATATTTTCTACCAAGACTATTTACAAAATGATGAAGCCCTCGTCCTGCCCCTGTCAATTCATCTGTTCCTAATTGTTTCCAACCACCTATTTTTTCAGGTGTGCCATATCTAAACCTAACATTATCACAGTCTATCCACTGCCCCTCGGCTCCTGTGGGTGTTATTTGTTTATTAATTCCTGGTTGAAATCCTATCTTTTGTAGCATATAACAGCTTATATATTAGTTTTTTACAGAATGAAAGTATCAATATAGTGGACCATTTAGAAGCAATTGTTGAAATTAAAAACATAATTAACCCTGAATTTATTAAAAAAATAATACCTTTAATAAAATTAAAATCTAAAACTCATCTCAAAGTTAATTCAGGAGTAAATAGAGACATTAGAAATGTAAAAGGATATCATATGACTCTTGATACTCCTACAAACGTCTTTTACTGGAATTATATAAAACAAGAAATAGAAAGATTGTATAGTTATTATAAAATAAAATTTCCTAAAATGGCAAGTTATAAAATAAATCAAATAGATTTATTAAAATATTCACCAGGTGGTAAATACGAAATACATACCGATCATTACACAAACAGTCCTAGACATTTAAGTATTATTATGAATTTAAATAATGACTATGAGGGTGGTGATTTAATATTTACAGATCAAAAAGAAAAAGAAGTGAAGAGATTAAAATTAGGTAAAGGTTCAATTGTTTTTTTTCCAAGTAATTTTCTATATCCACATAGTATTAAACCAATTACGAAAGGAACTAGGTATAGCATAGTCTCATGGCTGCAGTAAATTATAAGTTAATAAAAAATTTTTTTTCAAAAGAAGAGTTAAATATTTATCAAAAATATTGCTATAATAAGATAGATGAAAATAAAGATTTTAAAATAGATAGACAATCATTTTCACCTGCTTGGTATAATGATTCTTTAATGAATGCCTTATTAGATACAAAACTATCCATTGCTGAAAAAGAATCTAATCTAAAATTATATCCAACTTATGCTTATTGGAGATATTATGTATTTGGTGGAACATTAAAAAAACACATAGACAGACCAGCGTGTGAAATAAGTATAACTAGTTGTATAAAAAAATATGACAACTGGCCTATTATAATAGAGGGAACATCTTTTGAATTAGAAGAAGGTGACGCAGTTTTATATGCAGGTTGTGATCAAAAACATTGGCGTCCTGGAATATATAAAGGTGAAGGTATGGCTCAGGTTTTTTTACACTATGTAAATCAAAACGGACCTAATAAACAACACGCATATGATGCTATTGATAATTCTAAATAATGATAACTCTAATAGATAAAAACAATAAATTAAACGAAACTAGAAATACTTTAAACGTTACTTATCTTAGAAATGTAAATATAATATTTGGCCATTATCCTTACCCTGATATTGTACATAATTTTATTGTAGATATAAAAAACAATTTAGATCCAAATATGGATAATTATACAAATGTAAAAGGAGGAATGACGGATTGGAGATATTTTTTAGATAAGCCTCAGTTTAATGAATTTATAGTTCATGTAATAAATAAACATCAAATAATCAATTCAAATTTATTTGAATATTTTTTAGAAAAAAATATTATTGAAAATGCTTGGGGTAATGAAATAAAACCTGGGGATAGTTTAAATTATCATAGTCATCCTTGTTTTCATGGTGTATTATATTTAACAAAAGGATGCGATTTAATACTACCTGAACTCAATTTAAAAATAACTCCAGAACCAGGAGATTATTATATCTTTCCTCCTGAAATAGAGCATGGTTTTGATACGTATGAAGGAGAAAAAAATAGATATAGTTTAATATTTAACATAATGCAAAATAATAATAAATTTGCATTTCAAAAAAGAATAAAAAAATTATAATAGGAGGTATGAATTAAGATGAAAGAAAAAACTGTAAATATCACTAATTTTATTGGTGTATATGATAACTATATTACAGAGGATGAATGTAATAAAGCTATTAAATTGTATGAAGATCAAAATAAATTTAACAATACAGTTAATAGAATAGGTTTTGAAAAAGCATCTATATTACAAAAACAAGACCAACAATTTTTTGCGGCACCTTTTAATTTAGATGTTTGGTGGGAATCTTTAAAATCCATGATGGTAAATTTTGATTTAGCATGGAATCATTACGTTCAAAATGTGGGAGCTAAAGATGCTTATGGAGTACCTTTTTATTTTACAGATTTAAAAATACAAAAAACTTTACCTACAGAAGGATATCATGTTTGGCACATAGAACACGGGCACGCTTTTGATACAAGCAAAAGAGCATTTGTTTTTTCTATATATTTAAATGATGTTGAGGAAGGTGGAGAAACAGAATTTTTACATTTTTCAAAAAGAGTAAAACCTAAAACAGGTAGGGTAGTTATTTGGCCAGCTGCTTTTCCTTATTTACACAGAGGCAATCCACCTTTATCAGGTGAGAAATATATTTTAACTTCTTGGATGATGTTAAGATGATAAATACTTATAACTTATTTGCTGTCCGTGTATCTCATGGAAAACTACCTGTTCCAATCGATATCTATAAAAAAGTATTAAAATTTGTAGAAGAGAATTACAAGACAAAAGATTATATTTCTTGTGTAAATGGATTTCAATATCATGAAAATTTTGAAGGTAAAGAGGATTTAAATCAATTTATAAACAATTATTTAAACAATGTTCATTATGTCAAGATTTATAAGGGTTGGTTAAACGTATTAGAAAACAACTCTTACAATAAACCTCACTATCATACAGGAGATGTTATTAAATATGCAGGTGTTCTTTATCTATCTCCTACAAATAATAATATTATTTTTTCAAAAGGTAGTGAAGTTTTTGAAATAAGACCTCAATTATTTGATTATTTAATATTTCCTTTTGACTTGCTCCACTATGTTTTACCTGAAAAAAGAAAAGAAAAAAGAATCTGTTACGCTTTTAATTTAACCGCTGTTGATTAAGATGAGTATGATGTAGGTCTTGGACCTTTTTCAGACTCGTCTCTTTCGTCTGCATCCCAATCAGCTTGTAATTGAGTTAAGTGAGCTGAGTCCCATCTAGTGATAAAATCTTGAAAATCACCTAAGTCAGCATCTTCCCAAGTACAATGTGGTGTTCCATCTCTGTGTTCCACGGTATCGCTAGGTGCAAACGTCCCATATTGAATAGCCCATATATTAGAATATTTTTCTTGATTCCAAAAAGCATCATCATCTTCAATTGTATATGGACCAGCTCCATCACCACTTTGTTTGATGATCATTTTATCTTCAAATACCACTGTCCATGTTGCGTTTGTTGCCATAATTTCTCCTATGTTTTTATAATATAAATTACTGTTAAAAAAGGTTGAACAACAGAAGTTGCATCTCCAGAAAAGTTTGCACTCATATTATGAGAGTGACCTTGACCTGAACCAGCACTACCTGTATTACCAGGTCCCCCTCCTTGCTGTTGGGGTGGGTTTTGTGCATTGGCATTTGACACACTACCAGGATTTCCTCTACCTTGAGGGTGAGAGTGAGATGCAAGTTGTGCTGTTGATAAAGTTGCATTGGCTGTTGAACCAGAAATGTTTCCAGTTGATGAAACTGTGTTTGCCCCACCAGTAGATGCTAAAGCTTTATTATTAGATTTTCCAACGGCCACATTATCCTGTAAGTCAGGTAATCCAAAAGTAGACGAACCATCTCCAGATCCGTAAGTTGTACCTATGACTGCAAACAATCCAGAGTAAGTTGATCTTGAAACATTAGCACCGTTACATTCTAAAAAACCTGTTGGCACTGAAGAAGCAGACCATGGCACGATGGTTCCTGTTGGAATTCCCTCGATACCTGTAAGGTTTGCTCCAGAAAAATCGTATTTTGTTGCTTCGTAATTTGACATATTATTTCTCCGTGTAA